TCAACATGCACAAAACCGTTAGCAACTCCAATTCCCGTAAAGCCCATTTTAATGGCCTCTTCAACAATTGTGTACCGCTGTGTTCCGTTACTAACTTTAATATCCGCTGCGATTCCTTGGGCATGAGTTCCTGCTTTCTCCTTCTTCCGTTCGATTGGGTGGTCTTCTGAGCGATAACCACTAGTAATGACGAAAGGGAACCCACATCTAGCTCTTAACAAATCTATCTTCAACAGTAGATCATCACTGATCTCATTGTCACCTGTGTATTGACAGGCAAACTCTTCTCTAGTGAAGTAATCTAAGTCTCTGTTGATGTTATGCATCTGTGTATTCCCCTTCAATGGGTTCTTCATTGCCTGAGATGATGGTAGTTTCACCGCCAACGCCAGTAATGGAGATATTGATAGCACTCTTACCGCCAGACTCTCTGTCTTTCTCAAAGTAGCTAACAGGTAACAATCTATCCATACAAAGCTTCCAAGCCGCTGCTTGGTTCTTGTGGTCATCATCTAACGCTGCATTGAGGATGCTGTCTAACACCTTCCTACTCTTAGGAGATGCTAACATCCTGGCCTTGTAGTCGTTAATGATGGAAGCGTCACCTTTAGGTCTGCCAACGCTCTTGCGCTTTCCTTTAGTAACACTAGCTACAGCAGACTTCTTGGGTCTACCTTTCTTTACTGGAACACTCACAGAATTACCTCTTCAGAGATTCTTAGCTATATAGTCTGTACCGCTTCGTTTCCACCTTTTCAACTGTTTCAGCCCTTTTCCACCATTTCAGCCTGAAACAACAAACATCAAGTGATAACTGGTAGTACTTACTGAAAAGGGTTGAAGCGTTGGAAAAGAGCTGAAAAGCGTGTTGTTTAAACTATATAGTCTATACTAGCACATTTCTAAGCAAAAGTCAAGCATTATCTTTAGTTATTTGTTAATTAGTTTTTACAGGGGTTGTTCTGTCTTTGTCTGCCCTGTTCAGACTATACAGACTCGTCCTTTCTCTAGCGGATCTCAGCAGTCCTGCAGTCTCCGCAGTCGCTCCACCATTCTCCTTAGTTATCAATGACATAGCTCTATAGTCTATCGCTATCAGCTCGGTTGTTGTTATAGTCTATATTGACCCTTTTTTGTATCTGAGCGGGTACAGTAACAATCTCCGCAACTCCAGCCCCTCCCCCGTCCCTATATAATCCCTAGCATACAGCGATACAGCCTGTCAAGTCTTTATAGCCTATATAGCCATCACTCAGATGAATAGTCACTATAACCTGGGGTGATTGACAAGAGTGAGTGTCTGTGGTGGTACTATATAGCACTACCTAAACCAATAAGCACATAGCTATACAGACTGTCAAGCACTATCGCCATACATCTCAGTGATAGTACCTTGGCTGACTATAACTACAGGTTATATAGCTATACAGGCTTATATAATGCTGTTTAAGCGCGTTATAGATACGCCTATGCGATGGTATCAATTCAGGGCTAAACGCGGTAATCGCTACAGCCCGCACCAGTACTGGCCTACAGCGGTGCATGTTTATATGGTTATCAATGGCTATCTGCTTATAGCGAATCGGTATAAGCGTACCCTGTTGACAATGGTACAATCACGCAACGGCACAAAAAGCCAATGACTAAACACAAATGAGAATCATTATCACTTAGGAGTTACACCATGTATATATCTAAAAAGAACGCAAAGAAAATAGCAGACGCTTTCAGCTCTTATGGTCTCTGGAGTAGTGAATCAATGACTTCGGTTGGCGACCATGCATACGCGATCAAGCGACGCGCTCAGGCTGTCCAGTGCCTCGTAGGCGTAGGCATACCGCACCCTTTAGAGGAGTGGTCGCTAGAGGTTCTCGCTGATCCTCATTATATCAACGCTGACTACACAGGTTGAGGTTAAGCAGTAGGATTATAGTAACCACTGGCGACGGTGGTTATTGTTAAACCAACTACAAAACCAAGGTGACAAAATGAATAAGGCATATAAGTTAAAGCGACAAAAGGCAAAGCGCGACGAATTAATAACGACTATACTCTGCTGTACGTTTCTGGCTATTATAGTGGTTGCAAGTTGGGTAGTCATTCACGAATCATTTATTTATAGATATGGGGTATAAGACAATGAAATTATTATCAACTAGTGCAAGCAATCCAAAAATTGCAAAGACGCAGAAAAAAGAGCAGATACAGACGCGGGTAGCATCCTTGTCACTGTATCCTGATCACATTACATGCGCGGGTAGTAAGGCTGCAAAATGTATGGAAGCCTGCCTAAAATCAGCGGGCATGGGTATATTTAGCAATGTTAAAGCAGGGCGAAAGGCAAAAACAGATTGGTTTCACGCTGATCAGGATGCTTTTTTAGCGCAGCTATGCAAAGAGTTATACAATTTCGACAAGCTTTGCAAGCGCAGCGGCTCTATAGGTCAAGTGCGCCTGAATACCATTAGTGACATTGCTTGGGAAAGGTTAGGTGTTCCACAATTGTTCCCTGATTTGAATTTCTATGATTATTCCAAGCGAGTTGAAAGGATCGGCAAGACCCCTGCCAACTATAAATTGATGTTTTCGTATAGCGGTGCGCCCACGTATCGAAAGCAGGTCGAGAAGCTACCTAATGGCTACCCTATGGCGGTAGTGTTTCGACATACCTTGCCAACGCATTTTATGGGGCGCGAAGTGATCGACGGGGATGAGAGCGATTTAGACAATTTACGCAGCGGGCATGTAGTGGTAGGATTGCTCGCTAAAGGCAAGGCAAAAAAGGATACTACAGGTTTCGTAGTGGATTCTAACATCATAGCTATAGGAGGCTAGACAATGTATACAATGACTAATGACGATATTAAGGCGTATTTCGACAGCAGCAATATAACATTGGCGGAGTTATCAGCAATAACTGGTAAAACCATAAAGCAATTAAAAACAATTTTAATGGGGAAATAAACCATGATCATATTTAACTACAAGAGCAAAAAAGAGCTTAAAGAACACGTTGGCAAGCCACTAGACTACATAGAGACAAGCTTGTTCGGTGCGGAGTATGTCCGCGATGGTTCTATGACTGGCGCAAATCGGCCTCACATAACAGGCAAGGGGCGCGAATTCTTTGCACAAGTGACAATGGCTAATGGCTTAATTAAGGCGGTGACATAATGACTAGCAGACAAAAAATAGAAGGTTTATATTTAGATTGGTTTAATAACTTTTTAACCGTTGATAGGTTTGCTGAATATTACGGCCTAAACATCGGCCAAGCTAGGCGAGTTATAAACATCGGCCGCGCTTTAAACTGGCGCAGGCCCATACTGTCAGATCATTGGGCGCGATTGCGTCGAGACTATCCCGCAATTGAGCGCAACACCTAAAATTCCCTAGTAATCCCCATTTGCCTTAGTTAATCGCTAAGGCTTTTTTTATGCCTATCATATAATCTAAGCCGTTTTAAGCGCCTTTATTGCTAGCCAGTACCCTAGGTCACAATTGACGCTAAACGCCCTTATATGACGATCCTGGACTTGCTATGGCTATTGCTCTAAACTATGTCTGCTAAGTTGGTAGTGTTGGTGTACATGATAACCGCCGCAGTCCCTATGAGGACCGAAGAGAGAGACTAGAGAGAAGAGTTTATTTTGATTGGGTGTTGCGTTTATTGTTGACAAAGAGTAACCTTGCATTTTTAAACAATAGAGAGAGAGAGAGAACAATGAGAGTATTAAATTTGTATGCAGGTTTGGGGGGCAACCGAAAATTGTGGGAGGGCTGCGAAGTAGTAGCAGTTGAGAGCCATGAGAAGATTGCAGAAGTCTATCAGCGATTGCACCCAACCGATACAGTGGTAGTAGGTGACGCTCACGAATATTTGAGAGAGAATTTTAGAGACTTTGATTTTATCTGGTCATCGCCACCCTGCCCTACTCATTCCAGAATGGCTAAAGCAACTCGCCATAAAAACAGAAAGTACCCTGATATGGGACTGTATCAGGAAATATTGTTTCTACAGCACTTTTTTAAGGGTAAATTCGTTGTAGAGAACGTAAAACCATTCTATGATTTTTTAGTACCGCCAACGGTGACGGTGGGCAGGCATTGTTTTTGGTCTAATTTTGACTTTAAAGCAGAAGATGTTAAACGGCCTGAGAATTTTATCAATTTAGCCAATTTAGCAGGTAAAAAAGCATTGATGGAATGGCTCGACATACACTACGATGAAAATATCTATTACAAGGGCAACCATTGTCCTGCTCAGATACTGCGGAATTGCGTACACCCTACACTGGGGTTGCAAATATACCAACAATGCCCTTAAAAGGGCTTAAACAGCCTCTCAGGAGGCTTAAATAAGAGGTTATTATGGTAATTACTAAAACTAGTATGATTTCAGGGCTAATTCACTCTATGGACATTGATGTTACAGAGGAGCAATTGACTCGATGGCGAGAAGGCGCATTGATTCAGGATGCACTGGGGCATTTGCACATTGCAGAGCGTGAGTTTATTATGACGGGTATAACAGCCGCAGAATGGGAGAATATGGATGAGAAATAACGAGTATCATGGCGATGAGAACTTATTGACAGATGAAGAGCGCAGAAATGTGTTTTTAGATGGTTTTCAAAGGCTAGCAGATAGGGTAGACTGGCTCTCTAAAACTTCATGGTTGCCTGATGGCGATGATCTCGACGCTTTAGAGACTTTAGCATTCTTTGTAGATATTGCTGTTATAGCGAAGAAGAAGAAGTCTCTATAGAGACTTTAGAGAGTCACATAGTATAACTATTAGTAATTACTGAAAAGGGCTGAAACGGCTTTACAGAGCCATTATAGCCCCCTTTAAAACACTGTCAAGGGAGTATGAACAAATGTTAGAAAGAATACAGTCTAGGTATTTCGTTAACGGGTCTACAGATTCTCGTTTAGCCCCTGTTGGTCAAGGTTATACGCTGATAGATGCTGCTAATTTGTTGGGCATGAGTAAAAGTTGTTTGCATAAGCGTCTAAAAGGTACTAAAATCATCACCGATGCCATGATAGAGCCGCCTAAAGCGCGTAATGTTTGGCCTATATTGGAGAGTGACAGCGATAGGCTGAGTGCTAAATGGTTAAAGAGGAGTATTTTAAATGTTTAAAGAATACATGACTTCGGGAGAGTTAAATCCAGAGGTTCAAGCAACAATGAAGGCCGCAACAGACATAGCTAATGGTGTTTTGAGCTTGCGAGAGGCATCTAAACTCTATAACATAGATCAAGACCAGATAGTTAAATTCATTTCAGAGTCATCAGAATATGATATGCACTTCGATAGGAGAGACAAAAATGGAAAATAAAAAGGAGTATTTCTACATGCTGTTGAGGGATGTTAGCATCAATGCACTGGCATTAGAGAAAGAAGGGGCTTTTATGCCCAGTTGTGACGAAATAGACGCTTTAGAGGCGTTACATGACGCTATTGATTTTAGGTTCAACAGGTTGTTTTTGCCTGCAAATAACCATTCTGCAACCAAAGAAGATTGGCTGCGCTTACAGCGGGAAATTCCTGCAATTGAGGTGACAAAGTGAGAATTAAAATAGATCAGTGGGAAATCTGCCTAGCGGTGGAAAGTTATGTTCACAAAACCTATGGCGTTGCGTATGATTTCGCTGAGAATTTGAGTGAAAACCCTGTTATTGAGTATCAGGAAAAAACATACGCTTTCAAGACGCACAAAAACGGAAGAGTGGTGAAAGACGAACATGGTCTCAGAACTAGAGATCACTCGAAAACCACCATAGAAACCAAGCACATAGAATGGGAGGAATTTGATTCCATAACTTTTTACCTTCAAGGGGAATGTTAATGAAACTATTCAACAGAAATTTAGACATATCTCTGATTAATGGTTGTGGGATTTTCCTGGAAATATCTGACTCGCGCTGTGTATGGGTTTATAACACAGATTCTGAAGAGACTACCGCCATGCCTTTTGAGGGCGTGTTGCTCTATCTACCCTTCATTGTCATATCTTGGGGCAATGTCTATGAGGAGATGGAATTATGAGCAGCTTTCTAAAGAATGCGGAGAATCGGGCTAGTCTCTTGGAAATGTTAGCGGAAAAACTGGCAGTTGCTGAAGAAGCTTCTGCTGCTTGTGAGCTACGCAACTATAACAAGTTGCAGTATAGTAACAGTGACGCTAGACACGCAGAGATAATAAAGGAGGCCATGCGTTTTGTCGAAGTTGATAGGGATTTTGAAATAGACTTACATAATGGAGTAGGACTTTTTATGGTTGGTAATAAGTTTATTATAGCGCCCCGTACTCGTAAATGGAGAGTGCAGGGAAAGGGTACTTGGTATCGGTATAAAAACCCTTCCCAGTTTATTAAGAAGTATTTGTTAAGAGAGGAGGTGGAATTGTGAGCAATTTAATACATCAACCCTGCGGTGACTGTGGCAGTAGCGATGC